CAAACCAGATACGACATGGAACTTGCTATACTAATGGCGGGTATTGTTTACGGCTTGATCATCGGCCTAATACCAGCCGCGGGAGCAACAACAGGACTGATCACACTATTTGGCATCATGCCCTACTTTGTGGGCGATCCCTACCTGGGTGTAATCTTCTGTGTGGCAGTAGTTGCTTCATCAACAACCGGTGATTCATTCTCAGGTGTGCTCTTGGGCATACCCGGCGCCAACTCTGCGGCCGCCACCATGGTGGACGGATTCCCTATGGCCAAGCGTGGTGAGGCAACAAGAGCATTATCGGCCGCTATAACATCAAGCACTGCCAACGGATTGTTCTGGGGATCACTTACATTTTTATTCCTGCCCTACTACACCAAGGTGGTCATGTACATGGGCATACCGGAACTGTGGGCTCTGGTGCTGTTGGCGTTCGTCACAGTGGGATTCCTGTCAACGAAGAAATATGTCAGGAGTGTGCTGGCGATCGTGCTGGGCATCACGCTGGGACTGGTGGGTGTCGATGCCAACAACGTGCCTCGCTTTACGATGGGATTGAGATACCTCGAGGACGGAATACAGATACTGCCATTCGTGGCGGGACTGTTCGCGATACCAGAGCTCTGGGACGGATGGTTCAACAGGAAGAAGACAACCACTTTAGACACAGGCAAGGGCAGTGTCCGAGATATTTCACAGGGCATCCGAGACACTGTGAGATGTTGGCGTGACAGCATACGTGGAGGTGCCATAGGTTCTTTCATAGGACTGCTACCCGGACTGGGTGGTGCGATGGCGGACTGGTTGGCCTACGGTGCCACCGTGGCCGCAAACCCCAAGGAGAAATTCGGTGATGGGAATGTGAAAGGAATCGTTGGGGCGGAGGGTGCCAACAACGCACAGAAGGCCTCAAGTTTCATACCCACTGTCCTGTTTGGCATACCAGGGGCACCATTCGCCGCGATACTGATGGGACTGTTCCTGTACCTGGGCATTGACCTGGGATCGCCCGACACCTTCTACGATGAGCAACTGTTCGACAGCATGACGTTCGCTTTCCTTGTTGGAACCATTTTGACTGCTGTCATCTGTTATGGACTGGCCTATTTCGCAGGTTGGGTCACACGTGTGCCTTACATCTACTACTTCCCTTTCATTCTAGCAGTAATCATCTGGGCAACCCTACAGTACACCGGTGGTTGGGAAGACCTCGCGGTGCTATTGGCATTCTCGATCTTGGGAGTGCTGTGTAAGAAATTCCAAGTCAGCAGGCCAGCACTGCTGATCGGATACCTGTTGAGTGACAGGATATACAATCTCACTTATCAACTAACAACGCTCCATACGATGACGGATCTGATCACAAGACCGATCTTTATTTCCATAATGATCTGTGTTATACTTTTATTGTATTGGGGCATAACAAAAAGGAGTCGAATAGACTATGCTTAAGAAAACAATAATGGCGTTGGTGTTAATGACAAACACTGCCTTGGCCGATTACAATCTGATCGTGCCACAGAAACCATCTGGTGGAACTTCTGTGTGGGCACAGATAGTTGTGACGGAATGGGAGAAACATCTGGGGGAGAAGATCAACTTGATCTACAAGCCAGGTGCGAGAGATCAACTGGGACCGAACGAGTTCCAGAACACGCTGAGGTTCGATGACCGGACCATACTAGTATCACATGGTGGTAACGGTATATCGTACCTTGTGGAACCTGTTGACTACAACTACCTGGACTGGGAGTCCATAGGACAAATGAACCTCAACATAATAGTGGGTGCCGGCAAGGACGCAGACACCACGAACGGTCCGATCAAATTTCCATCTGGATCGGGCATGACACCTGAGGTGATGGCTATCACCATGCTACTGGGCGGTCCAGATGCTGACTACAACAAGGTCTTCGCAGAGAAGATCGTGTGGGTCAAGGGCATGAGTGGTTCTGAACGTAGGCTTGCTTTCATCAGGGGTGACCTCAACGCCACCAGGGAGAACCCCGCCGCGTACAAGAAACATATGGAACCTATTGTTGGTAAAGGCGATGCCTACACATGGTTTCATCACGGACTGCTTGACGTAGGTACCGGTGAACACAGCAAAGATCCAAATTTCACTGAACCAACATTTGAGGCACTGTATGAATCGACACACGGAGTGGCACCAAGTGGTGACTTCTATGATGCATACAAACTGGTCAAGAGTTGGAGGGACGCACTACAGAAGGCGTTCTGGGTGAACAAGGGCAATCCGAACAGAGACAAACTCGTGGCCGCACTAGATAAGATGATCAATGATCCGGAGTCACGTGCCGCCATTGAGAAGAAGGTGGGCAAGTACGAATGGAGGACGGGTGAAGAGGGCGACGCCGCGGTGAGGACACTGAAATCCTTCATAACTCCAAAGGCGCTTAGAACATTAGTAGACTTTAAAAGTCAGCAACTAGGCTACAACACAGTTTACAAGGAAGAGCTGACCAAGTGAGTTACATTCTATTCACTGGCGCGCCGGGATCGAAGTGGAGCAGTGTGGCCGAGAACATATATCGGTCACCCGACGTAGATCGTTCGGACAGCACCAGTGAACGGACATATAAGAAGGACGTGGTCAAACATCAAGGCGCCTACTTCGATCCCGGCATGGAATTTGACAACGGTCAGGAAAACTGGCATAGACCATTCTCGGGCACGGGCAAGAGAATTATCAAGTCACATACCTTCGCTCACCAACTGGACGAACTGAAGACGCTAGGACACCCCATAGTGATGGTGTACCGCAGTCACCTTGAGTGCTACGACTGGTGGATGCAGGCGGGTGGATTCGACATAACCTATCCCAACTACCGATACTACTATAAGGATTCCAACACCATGCGGGCAGAGATCAAGAGACAGAACAAGGATATCAAGGCATTTGTACAGGGTAACCTTGGCAGGATCATCTGTCCCATAGACAATTTCCAATTGTGTAGTGAGTTGGGAATAAAATCTCCAGGCCCCAGAGACAGCATACATACACACAACTACGCAGACAAAGACATCAAGGTTTACGTGTACAAATGAACAAGAAAATATTCGCACAACTGCTGGCACATAGCCAAAACGACATAGCAAAGATCACCGATCCCTACATACAAGAGACGTTTGGGATTTCCATCGCCAGATGTGAAACTTTAGAACAATACACTGACACGATAGACGATGCCTGCCTGCACAAATACTTCTCCAAGTACTGGCAGAACGACATGAAGAAGTGGAAATATTCGGGTGTTGCTCTAATTGATGAGGTCAATAGTCTCCAACCACGTGCTGTGTTAGATGTAGGTTGTGGCTACAACGAGTTCAAAGGCAAGATCAACAATCTCATAGGCATAGATCCCTACAATGACCAGGCGGACCTCAAGGTCAGCGCAATGGAATACAAAACCAATCAGCGTTTTGATGTCATTCTCTGCCTAGGCTCCGTGAACTTTGGTGGCCGGGACAAGATCATAGCAGAAGTGGGCAGGTGTGTGAACCTACTGGCAGAGGATGGAACCATGTTCTTCAGGGTCAACCCTGGAATACAACACGACCGGCCAGAGGCCCGCTGGATAGAATTCTTCGCATGGAACGTGCCATTCATAATAGAGCTGGCGGAGATGTTCAATCTACAGGTGCTAGACATCAGAGATGACACAAATTCACGCAAATATTTCGTTTATAGGAAAAAATCATAGTAGACATTTGCTTTTATTATGCTACAATAAGGAGTAAATACCGTAGACATGCAGAAATACACACGAAGTTTACTTGAAGAATTGAGCTCTATGCCCCTCAAAAAAGACAAAGAAGAGGTCGTGGAGAGTAGGGCGTCACACATACTAGAATCAGCAATTAGATTGATGCGTTACATCAGGGAGAACTTCGATCAGGACACCGCATACAAATTGGAAAAGAAATTTAATTCTGCCTTGAAGAACATGGATGCCTCCAGGTTCAGCAAAGGTGTGGCCCGCATAAAAGAAAACCGAGACATCAAACAGAACGTGTTGAAGACCATAGACGGCGAATACCAAGAGGATTAATCCCATGCTGATAGAAGACGTTCTCACAGAATTCAAGAGGACACACCTTGAGCACATCGAGGACATAGTGATAACTGACGGCTACCAGGGAGGCCAGGCGGTTCTAGAGTACTTCAGGGGACTACTGTTAACACTGAAAGGCACGAGCTCAGAGGCAGTAAAGGTTTCTGTGAAATGGGACGGCGCACCTGCTGTGGTGTGTGGCATCAATCCCGACAACGGCCGATTCTTTGTGGGCACCAAATCAGTTTTCGCCAAGGCGGCCAAGATCAACTACACCAAGAGTGACATAGCAAACAACCACGGCACGGACGATCTAGGACAGAAATTATTGAAGTGTTTGGTACATCTCAAGAAACTGGACATGACTGGAGTGTACCAGGGAGATCTCTTGTTCACAGACGAGGACATCACTCGCAAGAACATAGACGGCAAGCCAAACCTAACATTCACGCCCAACACCATCACCTATGCGGTACCAGAACAGAGTGATCTGGGACGACAGGTTGACAGGGCCAAAGTGGGCATCATATTCCACACCACATACGTGGGCGAGTCGCTGGCGGACATGAACGCACAGGCCGGGGCAGACGTGGAGTCATTCACCAAGACACCGGACGTGTTCTTTGACAACGCCACGTACAAGGACGTGTCGGGTTCCGCCAAGTTCACTGATGCGGAGACCAAGCAATTTTACAACGGCATCGAGAAACTGGAGGCACTTTTGAACAACGTACCACGCAACCTCGCAAGTGTGCTGGGTCAGAACCAGGACTTCATACCCATGTTCCAGATGTACATCAATGCGATGGTGAGGCAAGGCCAACTGCCCAACGACGCCAACAAGTTCCTGCAGGGATTCAAAAAATTCTACAACGACAGGATGGCACAGCAGATGTCTGGGTTGAAGGCACAGAAGGCTTTACAACTGAGACAGGAAAAGATCAAACAGATGCCTATATTCCTCAACAGGGCCAAGAAGCCTCTACAGGCCATGTTGACATTCTACAGGGCGGTGCAGACAATGAAGGCGTTTGTGCTTAGGAAGATGAACCAGGCACAGGCCATAGGTTCATTCCAGCAAACGGATAGTGGTTTAGAAGTCACAGAGCCGGAAGGATTTGTGGCGGTGGATCGTTCAGGCACTGCGGTTAAATTGGTTGATAGGTTGGGATTCTCTAGGAGGAACTTAACTGCGATCAACAAATTCAAGAAATAAATTCAACGTCTTGTTGATCTCAATACTCAGTTTTTCCCTGTTGAAGAAAGTATCATGATTGTGTTGCCTCAATGACTGCGTCTGTAGGTATATGTCTTGCCAGTTCCTTGTGAGTAGATCCCGGCAGGTGTCGACTATCTTATTGATTCGCTTATCTTTGTCCAACTCTAGGTCATAGCTCTCGTCAAAGTGACTGGCGAATGTTTTGAATCCCATCTCACGCAACCTCTGGAGATACAGGTAATTGCCATGCACCACGAACGGTTGCTGTGCTATGATGGGTTTCCATATCTTCTCAGTCATAAAGATCTCGTCGTTGGTGTCGTTGGTCTCTGCCACAAGACTGTACTTGGTGTCATTGTAGGGAAGTTCATGTAGGTCCTGATCCTTACCCCACCTTGGATAATTCTCGGGATCGATGCCCGGGAGTTCGTACTTCTTATCAAGCCGTTTGGGCGGACTCCGCTCAATGAAAGTGTGTATGCTGTTTTCTAACAATCCCATCGCCAGCAGACGGTCATATAATTTAACTCTATGAGTCCTGGCACCTTTGTTTAGATACAGAAAATCATGTTTCTTGTACCAATAACTGCCATTGTGGTCATGGGAGAAATTAAATTGTCGTCCAAGATGCTTGTTGTACATGTAAAACCAGAACCAGCTCACTCCCCCGGTCCACACGAAGTGTTCATAGGGCACCTGCACCTGAGGAATCTTCCTACCCGCCATGAAGGTTTCGGTCCTGATGTTCTCCTGTGACTCCCACGGGTATGCCAGTATGAACTTGAAGCCTTGTTGGTGCAGAAGGTTTATTCTGCACTCTAGGTCTTTGTGGTAGGTGCTGTTTCCCGCCAGTCGATCATTGTGTATGCGCATGTCTATCATGGCAAACCTGCGATCGTAACTGTCTATGTCATAATTGTGCAGAGTGTAGTATTCTCCGGTGTATTCGAATGTCTGCTCGTTTAGGCTGTGATGATCAACGAATCTTTCGATCATCTGATGATCCCCAGTCTTCATTACGTCTGTCAATATAAAGTTACGTTGCATTGTGTCTATAAATATGGTAATGCTTACACCATTCTTAAAGTATGTATCTGAGGGCAAGGTAATACGACGACATAGTGACTTGCAGAGATACACCTTCCCAGAGGTCACAGAGAGGATATACCTCAGTTTCCTCGCACTTTCATTGTTGAGCCAGATCAAAGAAACTTTACCATTTGCCAAAGCATACGCGGACCAGACCATGGCCAAGGGCACGTTCGACCAGGTCAGGATCATCAACAACGACCTCGCCAACATGCTGGCCATAGTGTCGGGAGACCCAGACATAACCAAGAAGCTCAAGAACAAGAACCAAGCACAGGCCATGAGGCAGAGGCAACCGGTGCCCGTGATGGCCTTGAGGAGATACATGAGATCATGGGAGGAACACTACCGTAACCTCACACAGTTGGAGCGAGCACTCAACATCACGGACGCCAACTACAGGAACCTGAGGAGGGCTATAGCCAACTACGACCAGATCAATGATAAAAACAAAACAGCGATTAAAAACAAACTGTTACAGGTAGTATCAGCCAAACTCGCAGGCACAGACCTACACAGACAGCTCAAACAAATATAATGTCTACGAAATGGTTCCACACCAGCAGGGGCAAGATCAGTGAGGTGATCATTGATCCTGACAACAGCGAGGTGGTCAAGCAGTTCAGGGGGTTCCCTGATCATGAGAAGAACAGGCGTAGCATCAAAGGACGCGGTAGCCACACCCATTCATTCCTCAGGGAGTTGGAATGCCTGCGCAGATTGAAAGGACACGAACACTTCCCCCAACTGATAGATCATGACATGGAGGACCTATGGATCAAGATGAGCTACTGTGGTAAGCCATATCCATGTGACAGCAGACCAACACGACGAGACCTCGTAGATCAAGGCAACCAAATAGTGGACACCCTGGCCCGGGTGGACATCAAGTATCCCTACCGCAGGCGGGTGCGTATCAACAAGCGTGAGGGCATATTCATAGAGTGCCTGGCGGCCGGGAATGTGAACTTATGGCAAGATCGTCTTTACCTCATAGACTTCGAAGCGGCGTATCCGGTGGACTCCAAGTACGATCAGTACTTCCAGCAGGAGTTCAAGGACCAGTTCAAGGACTACGGCTACAACACGCAGGAGTTCAGATCATTGTTCACAGATTTCCTAGTGCCCAATGGTCTGGCGTTAAATACCCGAGCATACAAGAAACTCGGAGACAAACGGCACATGAGCACCAACTCACCCAAGATGAGGGACACCTGGAACAACTACCAGTTCAATCCCGTTGGCGACAACATCGCGGACAGGATCAAGGCGTTCGACCTCAGGTCGTACGCGGACTCCGACAACACCATGATAGACATCGGTGCCAATCATGGCAGGTTCGGCGTGGAGTTGAAGCACCTGTTCAAGGAGGTGCACTGCGTTGAGCCATTCGCTCCGGCGCCCGATCCCATGCCAGACAACATGACCTGGCACAGGCAGGGATTCAAGGAATTCAGCCAAAGCAATGAACGCCAGTATGACCTGGTGCTGACATTCGCCTGCACACTACAGATAGCGGAGATAGATCTCATGCAGGAGAACGAGATAGCACAGGCACACGCGGCCCTGGTCGCACCTGGAGGACACCTGATATACGAGACCCAGAAACAGAAGGACAGGGAACGAAACCAAATCCATGTTGCTAAGATAGTGGCCAACCTAAGGCACTACCTTGGAACTGAGATACGTTCCGGTGATTCGCCACGTGGTGGTGGCAGGCAGTTCTTTGTGTTCCAAAAGACCAAATAAGTACCTACATGATAGAATACATCTGTGAGAAGTGTGGCTGTGAACAGCACTGTGGTCGATCCTGCACTGAATGCCTGGACTGTCCGGACTGTGGCTGTCAGGAATGTGATGCCAGACGAGAATAGTTTCTGGGTACTTTACAACCAGCACACCGAACCCACCTACCTGGAGGACGCCGGACATGGACAACGACCACAGAGAGACAACGCACTGAAATACGTCAACAGATGGAGGGTGTGCCTGGACATCGGTAGCAACATCGGACAGTGGACCAGACCACTGGCCAAGAGATTCCACAGTGTGGTCTGCTTCGAGCCCAACGCCGGCTTCAGAGAGTGCTTCAAGAGAAACATCACAGAAACCAATGTGGTACTGTGGCCCTATGCACTTTCGGACCGGGAACATCGGGCAATTCAAGATTTCAGTTCCACG